TAATTTTTCTGTATTTTTGTATTTTAAAACAAAAAACGATACATGCCGCGCCGTACGTGGCCTGCAAAAAAAACGCGTTTTCATATTTTAAAACTCATATTCATATTTTAAACCAGCGGATAGTTTCCCCGCGCTTACTTTTTACACTATCCCCCTGGATTAACCCTTGGTTTTGTAAGTGTTCTAACGCTTTTTTGATCTCTGGCTCCTTGAATTTTTTGTTGCGGCACCTGTTTACAATTACACCAGTGGTTAACTGTGCGCCCTCTTTTTTGTCGAGTTGGTCAAGTATTCGGCGGCAAAGCGCTTCATCGTTCTCCTCTATTTCCTCAGCAATGTTCGCAGCTGCAAGGTTCATCTTCTCTTTGATATCACGATCAACCAGCGCATAGGCCCATTTAACATGTTCAATTGTGCGTAAACCCTCAGCCACTGCGAGCACAAACGATACTTTGAGAGTTAATTCAAAAGCTCGGGTATAGATGGATTCCAGGCCCACGCTTTTAGCGTTTTTAGCTTGTTTATGAAAAGTGCGCTTAACTTCCTGGAGCAATTTCTTGGCGCTGTCAGCTGTGGGTATCTGTTTCCGTGCCGCTAGGTTCTCTAGTCGTTTATCGTCGCTCGTACCGCTCGCAGCGAGGCCCATTAGTATCATTTTCAAATCGTCGGGAAGCTCGGTGGCACCCGTAAACGACTCGTCGTAATCCGGAACGGTTTCCTTTTCACGAAAAATCAGCGACCGGGTAAAAAAACCCTGCTTTACATTGTGGCCACTGACCAAGTGGTTGAAAGTCTCGGGGGTGGTGTAGCCTGTAATCGAAACAAACGGGTACATGATTCCATTGTTGTGTTGAAGCGATTCACGGACGCGCCCGAGTGACTCGATAACCTCCTGGCTCCCGCCTTCGTTTTCGTCGATAAGTTTTTGTTGGCCTGCTATCTCTGAGTTGAGTTTTTTAAGCGCCTCTTCTATAACTTCTTGCTCAACGCCAAAACGCCCGTCGCTGGCGCTAAACGCGCTCATGAGGTTTTTAGTGATCCCTTGCATATAGTCCGCGCTGTTTTTGCCCGTGACTTTCGTAAGCTCCAGACCGATTTCATCAATCAGATAGATCACGAGCTGATTGCGTAGCATTGAGCGCACAATCGCCTGCTCACTCTTAAAGTTACCGCCTGCAGTTGCCCGTATATACCCGATGGAAGTCATGGCCTTAGCGACGCTGTTCATCATTTCCTGTTTTCCAGCTCCTGATCCTGCAACGCAAAAACAAAATAGATTGCCGTAAACCGGCCTTAAATCATCGCTAGTATATGTAAGGCTGGCGGCATTACTCACGATAGCTAAAGCACTGGCGCAAGCTAGCGAATCGGTGCGCTTGTCTGAGTTGCTACGCACCCACTCCGCTACTCGACCCACGAAACCGGGGGGCCGGTTCAGGTCTATTTCGCTGCAATCACTAAGCATGCTTTCATCTTTAGGTATCACGGCTTCAAACGTGACCGGCAGCCTGTACCCAGCCTGCTCCGCGTAGTACACAAGCGTGCCGAGCGTTGCGGGGTTCGCGCTTTTTCCGAACGAATGCCAATGGCGCTCTAGTTTGTCGGGGCCGGGATATTTTGACCCCTTGGCGCTCCAATCGAGCCACTGACTAAACCCTGTGCCGCCTGAGGCGTGGTGTACTGACATGCCGATTTTAACCCAAGTATCATAATCGCAGTCTGGATCTAGGTAGTTGAGCATTTCTGCAATTTCTGAGTCTGAAACATCGACCGGAGATCCATTAACAGTGGCTCGGTGACTCTCTTTTTTTCTGAGCAAGTCAATCAGTAGCGCAGGAGGATCGGAAACGTCGCTAGGCGCGCCTTTTTCGATTTCATAAGTGTTGCCGCTAACATGGAGCGAATCCGCCCCTACGACGAAACCTGAACTTTTGAAGTCAATGCCTGGGTAACCGTTTAGCTTAGACACAAGCGCGTCACCGTTTGGGCGGGTGTAGTAGATGTGCCAGCCGCCGCCGCCGGTATAGACCACGAAACCCGATTCTGCTTTGAAGTCGAGTCCGGTGTCTTTACATAGCTTTTCGTATGATTCAGCGCCGCCGTTCCTGGGGTCGATATCAATCACGAGCCATTTATCAAGGAGCACGCCGAAACCTGTATCAAAATCGCCCTTCATTTCCATGCAATCTAATTGCTCCTGTGACCAATCAGGAGTGCATTGCCAGCGCCTTATTTTTGGGTGTTTATACAGCGCATTACAATCAGGGTTTTCGCACGTACAAAGGCCGTTTTTTACAGTGTGCAAGCCGAAAATTTTAAAACCGGCCTCTAGGTAATCTTCATAGGTATCAATCATTTATTATTCTCCAGGTATTTACTAAGTTTTTCCGCCGTCGCCGCGTTTGGCGTGCTGTTTGTTTTTGTGATGCGCCAGAGCGTTTGATAGCTCACGCCGGTTCGCTCTGATATTACTGTTAAGTTTCTATCTTCTAATCGTTTTCGTATGTCTTTTAATGTGAGCATGATTAACATTCCTGAAAATATTTTTTCGTTTGTGTTGACAATAATAACAAAACCCCGCTATATTTGAAACCGCGTAGAGAAAAAAGAGAAAACAAAGGAGACAGAAATGTCATTATTAAGCTCTATCTCAAAGCCCGCAGACCGGGCACCTGTCGTAACCATCTGCGGGGATAGCGGGACGGGTAAAACAACGCTCGCCGCAACCTTTCCTAAATCCATAGTCATTCGTGCGGAAGATGGCTTGCAAGCTATTCCAATGGATATGCGCCCCGATGCTTTTCCAGTGGTGCGAACTGTCGATAATTTGTGGGACCAACTGGCGACACTGATCCAAGAAACACACGAATATCGCACCGTTATTGTTGATAGCGTAACAGCGCTAGAGCGGCTGTTCATTCAGCACGTTATAGACTCGGATCCGAAGGCCCCAAAAAGTATCAACCAAGCTATGGGCGGCTATGGCGCTGGATTGTCTGCGGTTGCCACATTACACCAGAGAGTTAGGAAAGCGTGCGGAGCGCTCAACGATAAAGGTATGGCAGTAGTGTTCGTGGCGCACGCTGACACTGAAACAATAGAGCTGCCCGACTCGGATCCATACAGCCGTTACAGTTTACGTCTTGGTAAAAAAAGCGTAGCGCCTTATGTCGATGATAGTGACGTGGTGGGCTTCCTGAAACTGGAAACGTTTACCAAAGGGGATGGCGAACGCAAGAAAGCCATATCAACCGGGGGCAGAGTCTTAGTAACCTATGCCACGGCAGCTAATGTCAGTAAAAACCGTTATGGAATAACTAAGGATTTACCCGTAGAAATTAATAAAAACCCACTAATCAAATTTTTTAACCGAGGAGCTAAATAATGTCATTCTGGAACTTATCAGACAACACGCAAATAACGAACGAAGAAAAAGCTGGAACCTTTGATAGCAGTGGCGGAGATTTTGAACTTATTCCAGGTGGCACGCAATTGAAGGCCTGCATTGATGATGCGGCCTGGGAAGATTATGAAAGCGATTTCTTCATAAATCTAACGTGGTCAGTGCTTGAAGGCGAATTCGAAAATCGAAAAGTCTTTCAGAAAGTGCGCGTTCGTGATAACGACCCTAAAAAACGCGACAAAGCGCTCCGTATGCTTGCGGCCATTGACGCAAACGCTGGGGGAAAATTGATGGCATCCGGTGCAGAGCCGGACGATAACGCACTGCAGGCGGCACTGGTTAATAAGCCGATGATTATAAAAGTAGATATCTGGGAATATAACGACCGCAAGGGCAATTGGGTTCAAAAAGTTGCGCCGATAGCTTCCACGCTTGATCTTGACAAAGGGATGCCATTCTAATGACTTTATCCGCTGAACGTAAAGGGCGGGTTACAGGATCACAGGCGGGGGCCATACTCGGTCTCTGCCCCTGGAAAACCCGTGAGCAAGTAATAAGAGATTGGATCTATGGATCCAGCTTTGAAGGTAACGCTGCAACCGATTATGGCAAGTTCCACGAAGAACATGCCTTCGCGGATCTGCAATTGATGCAGCCCGACGCACGCCTTAGCAATGATGAATTTGTTATTGATCCACATCTTAAATGGCTTGGCTGCACCCCCGATGGCTATATCGATAGCAAGGACGCGGTCATTGAGATTAAATGCCCGTTTGGTTTGCGGGATGATGAAAACCCGCTGTTCAAAAGCATACACGACCAACCGCATTATTACGCTCAGGTTCAAATTGAAATGCTATGTACTGAGCGAAGCAAGTGCTATTTTTTTCAATGGAACAGGTTCGCATCACAGCTAGAGATTGTAGATTTTGACCCCGACTGGGGAAAAGAAAATCTTCCAAAGCTTTACGACTTCTTGAACGAAGTTGCAGAGCGACGATTAAATCTCAACGATGATGAATTGCTGGCAGCCGAATACAGGCGCTTAAAGCAAGCGCACGACGATGCAAAAGCGGCGCTTGAAGAGCATAAGGAAAAGCTGATCAAGATCGCCAATGGCGTAAAGCGTAGCTTCGGTGATGTGTCTGTTTATCCGGTCGAGCGTAAAGGCTCGGTTAGCTATTCGAAAATAGTTAAGGATCATTTGCCGGATCTTGATACCACGGCTTACATGGGCAAGCCTTCGACAAGCTGGGTGGTTAAGTGAATGGATATGGATAACTTAGATTTAGATGGTATGGATTCCTTAGCCATGCTAGAAGCTAAGCGAGAGGCGTTAATAGGTATTTTAAACTATTTAAAAGGCATTCCATTGGCTTCTCTATATGTGGCAGGTGAAATCTATGATTACGAAGAGTTAATTGAAGCTGCGGAGAATGAGTTTTATGAGTGATCAGCGAGAAATGAGAAAGCATTACAAATACTGTGTAGATTTGAAGGAAGAGCTTTTAAGGTCTTTGGATCAAATATTAGACGCTAGCAGGCCGGAATTAGCACCGGGCTATATGGTAATTAACGAAAAAATACGAGCGCTTGATAGCACTATCCGAGCGTTTGAGAAATCAACTATGAGAGTGGTGAAATAATTATGAGTGAACTTGAAGATATCTCATTCAGCTTAGACCTATGCGTGCTAGCAATCGAGAGTGCTAAAAATGACATTACCGATGCTAGCTACAAAGCTCGTAACGGTCGGTTTATTCAGGTTAATGCAGTGGCTGTAAAAAGCTTAGTTGAGGATGTAACTATTGGCCCGGTACTCATCAACACTAAAAACATCAAATATGTATGGGAAGGGGAACAGCGTCACAGTCATGCCCTTGTACACCTTGGCGCGGATAATACGGGCTGCACGATTGAGATGGATTGCGGCGCAAAGTTTAGGTTAAGCGATGAAATTAATTATATCAATAATTTATTGATGGGACTCGATTAAGTGAATCATTGGGATAAAGCGGATTTCCGCCGGTCAAACATGCAAGCAAGCTACAGGCATATTTCAAGGCACGAATATCTTATTCGTGCTCATGAATTTGCAAGCAAAAAAAATAGAAAATTTGACAAAGAAACTGTTATAGCTATCCGCGAAAACCGGCAAGGGCTAACAGATAAACAGCAAGCGGAAAAGTACAACGTACACCCGCATACAATTTATAAAATACGGCATAGGATGACTTATGCAAACATATAACGATTTTTTAACAACAAAAGAGTTTAAGCCAGTTTCAAGCGGCTTTAATCCTGATCTGTCAGGTTATGCGCTCAAGGACTTTCAAAGTGATATAGTTCGTTGGGGCTGCAATCGTGGAAAGGCTGCGGTTTTTGCAGATACTGGTTTAGGTAAAACTTATATGCAATTATCATGGGCGGAGCAAGTCACGATAAAAACACAAAAGCCGGTCTTAGTTTTGGCGCCGTTGGCGGTTTCTGAGCAAACTATCAACGAAGGCGCGAAATTTAATATAAAAGTTGAAAAGCTACAAGGCGATGTATTCGGCCCTGGCATTTATATCATTAATTATGAGCAATTAAAAAATATAGACTGCTCTCAATTTGTCGGCGTTGTGTTAGATGAATCCAGCATCTTGAAAGGTTTTGATGGCAAGATGCGTCGCATGATTACAGACTCATTTAAAAGCACGCCATATCGTTTAAGCTGTACTGCTACACCATCGCCTAATGATTTAATGGAGTTCGGAACGCAGGCGGAATTTTTAGGCATTATGACGCATGAAGAAATGTTAGCTATGTTTTTTATACATGATGGCGGCGATACTTCAAAGTGGCGTTTGAAAGGTCATGGGCGTGATAAGTTTTATGAATGGCTTTCAACATGGTCTGTTGTAATTCGCAACCCTGGCGATTATGGCTACGATTCTACTGGCTACGACTTGCCGCATGTTGTGATCCATGAGCACGTTATTGAGTCTGGTTTAACGGATGGCCTGCTCCCTTGGATCGCTCAATCATTAACTGAGCGCAATCAAGCACGCAGGCATACGGTTGAAGCACGATGCAAAAAGTCCGCCGAAATTGCTAACAGTATTGATGGCCAATGCTTGATATGGTGCCACCTTAACGATGAGAGCGCGATGTTAAAAGAGCTGATCAATGATTCAGTTGAAGTTATGGGGTCACAAAAACCCGAACATAAAACCGCTGCGCTGCTAGGCTTTTCAGATTGTAGCGTTCAAAAGCTAATTACTAAGCCTAAAATTGCAGGATTCGGAATGAACTGGCAAAAGTGCAATCACATGATTTTCACTGGATTGTCAGATTCATTTGAGCAATACTATCAGGCCGTTCGACGCTGTTGGCGTTTCGGTCAAACGCAACAAGTACACATTCACATTGTAAGCGCTGATAGCGAAGGCGCTGTTGTTGCAAACATTAAGAAAAAAGAACAGCAACACAACGCAATTGCAAAAGAAATGATTGCGAACGTAAAAGAGTTTACAGCCAAGCAGCTAGGCAAGGCTTATCAAGAAAAAACAGCATATAAACCCAAAACAGCAATGGAGTTACCAACGTGGATATAATCAATCAAGCAATCGACAATGACAATAAATACGCTTTATACAATGCTGACTGTGTTGAGGTCGTTAGCAACTTAAAAGATAACAGTATAGACTTTTCAATATTCAGCCCGCCGTTTGCATCGTTATACACTTACTCAAACAGTGATAGGGATATGGGTAATTGCGGGTCGGATGATGAATTTTTTGGCCAGTTTTCTTTTTTAGTTGAGCAGCTTTATAGAGTGCTGCAACCGGGGAGATTAATTGCGATCCATTGCATGAACTTAACGGCTTCAAAAGGGCGCGAGGGATATATCGGTATTCGAGATTTTCGCGGCGATTTAATCCGAAAGTTTCAAGAATACGGCTTCATTTATCATTCTGAAGTTTGCATCTGGAAAGATCCAGTGGTTGCAATGCAACGCACTAAAGCGCTTGGCTTGCTTCATAAAACAATTAAAAAAGATTCTTCAATGTCGCGCCAGGGGTTACCTGATTACCTTGTTGTCATGCGTAAGCCAGGCGTCAATGAAAAACCAATAAGCGGCGAATTTACTCATTTTGTCGGTGATGAGTTATTAAATAATTTCATAGATCATGAACGCGACGATGGCCGAGTGGCTCAAGTGCCCGACAAAGAAAAGGGCGCAACTAGCATCGATGTATGGCAGCGATACGCTAGCCCCGTTTGGCATGATATTAACCAAACTAATACTTTAAACTTTAAAGAAGGACGCGCAAGCGATGACGAGAGGCATATTTGCCCATTACAGTTAGATGTTGTCGAGCGCGCTATGCAGTTATGGAGCATGCCAGGTGATACCGTGTTGACTCCATTTCTAGGCATTGGCACCGAAGCTTATACCGCCGTTAAAATGGGCCGAAAGGCGATAGGCGTAGAGCTTAAAACTTCGTATTTCAATCTTGCGTGCCGCAACCTGGAGCAAGCAACCAAGCATCAATATGATATGTTTGCGGAGTGATAAAAAATGGCTAAAAGCAAAAAACCAAGAAAGAAAAGCACGAACTATAAAAAAGTTCAGCGTATTTTGAAAGGCGTAATTATGAGTTGGTCGGTTGAAGATCCGCTTAAGCATGAAGCTCAAATCGTTGACACTAAAATCAATCATCGAAACTCATATTACAAATTGATGATTTCGCACATAACTAAAGACATTAAAGCAGCTATTGATAAATACGCATTTAAATATAAAGTGGCTATAGAATGCGAATTTAAAGACGCGCAAGGAAAGCAATATTTCAGGGGTGCGGATCTTGTTATAAGCGGTTTTTTAGCGAATGCAGATGGCCATTATCAGCAAGCTATTGAAGAGATATTTGAAGTCGCGAACATGGATCACTATATTACAACTAACGTTACCGCTGAGATCATCGGCGCTGGCGAGATAAAGGAAGAGGATTTTGCATCGTGACACTTAGAGACTATCAACTAGAAGCTTTTGACAAGGCGAAGGCATGGCTATCAACAACAAACGAACCAGCGGTAATTGAGGCCGCTACCGGTAGCGGCAAAAGCCATATAATTGCAGCCGTGGCTGAATGGGCGGAAGGCCGCACGCTCTGCATTCAGCCATCGAAAGAGCTTGTTTTCCAAAACTATCAGAAATTCTTAGCAACCGGCGAACCTGCAAGCCTGTATTGCGCTGCGCTAAAACAAAAGAGCTTAAAGCATCGCGTTGTTTTTGGATCACCCCAAAGCATTAGTAACGCTATAAAAAAGTTTAAACAATTTGAAACGGTGATCATTGACGAATGCCATGGGATCACGTCAACCATTAAAGGCATTATTTCACAGATAGCGCCTAAACGGGTGCTAGGGCTTACGGCTACGCCGTATCGCCTTGGAAGTGGCTATATATACCAATACGACGAAAACGGCGATCCGGTACCCGAACACGAAACCAGAGACCCTTATTTTAATTCTCTACTGTATAAAGTGACTGCCCGCGACTTATTGAACCGTGGGTTTTTAACGCCCGTTATATCAGGCGGCCATGTGGAAGGCTATCACACAACTCATTTGCAGCTAGACAAAAAAGGCAACTTTGATAATAAAGAATTAGCACTAGCAACGGAAATGCAACAGCGCAAAACATCATTCATCATTCAAGATGTGATTGCAAAAACAGTGGATTCCTTGGGCGTTATGATTTTCGCAACCAGCATCAAACACGCGGAAGAAATATTAATACAGTTACCCGTCGGAAGCGCTTTAGTAACGGGAAAAACAAAACCGAAAGAGCGAGAATTTATTATTAGCGAATTCAAAGCGCTTAGAATTAAATATCTCGTCAATGTTGCTGTATTGACTACGGGTTTTGATGCGCCCCACGTTGACGCTGTTGTTCTTATGCGCCCCACTGAGAGCGTCGGTTTGCTGCAACAAATTATCGGGCGTGGCATGCGTTTGAGCGAGGGCAAAAATGAATGTTTATTTTTAGATTACGCTGAAAACGTCGAACGCCATTGTCCGGATGGCGATGTTTTTAACCCGAAAATAAAAGCGTACAGCGCCCCCGGCGAACCGTCATTAATTGATGCTGAGTGCCCTGTATGCCAAACCATAAACCAATTCAGCGCACGCAAAAATGAAGAAGAATTTGCGATTAATGACTATGGCTATTTTGTGGATTTAATGGGCGAAGAAATAAAGGGTGATTTTGGCCCTATTCCGGCGCATTACGGTAGGCGTTGTTATGGCCAGCCCGTTATCGGTCAACGCTGTAATTATCGGTGGACGTTTAAAACTTGCCCGGATTGCGAAGCGGAGAACGATATAGCGGCAAGACACTGTATTGAGTGTAAAGCTGAGCTGGTAGATCCTAACGAAAAGTTGCGCTTGGAATTTGCTAGGATTAAAACAGATCCCTATTCAGTTTCAACCGACCCAGTTTTTCGTTGGAAGGTATCGAAGCATGTTAGCAATGCGGGCAATGATACGGTTCGAATTGACTGGGTTACAGGTTATCGAGCATTTACAGCATGGTATCAACCGAAACAAAAGCGCTTATGGGATGATTTGTGCGTTGCAGTTTACGGGCGTGTTGCGCCCGATGTGGATAAATTTATTGGAGCGTTAGAAAATTATGGCAAACGACCAACAACAATCACCACAGCAAAAGACAAGCAAAGCGGTTTTTTTAGGGTTTACGGACACAACAGGCCAGAAGACATTGATCCCAGTTTACGGGGGTGAATATCGAGGAAAATGCCCGTTAGAAAGCGCTGAACAGATCACGGTTATTAATTATATCCGTGACACATGCCCGAACGTGATCCACCCTCGCAACGAAGGGAAACGGCACCACAAACAAACAACTAAACAAAAAGCGGAAGGGTTAACCACTGGTGCTAGTGATATAATTATCCCTGGATCTCCTGCTTTTGTTTGCGAGCTAAAACGGAAGGACAAAACCAAAAGCAAAGTTAGCCCCGAGCAAGTCGATTACTTGGCGGAAAGTATGAAGCTGGGCGCGTTCTGCTGTATCGCTTACGGGTATGAGGCCGCAATAGAGGCATTTAATGAATGGTTAGACCTAGTGACCAACTTCAACAATGTATAGACGGAAAAAGGCCGCCTAGCCCGGCCTTTAAATTCTGGTGCTATCGTAAAGCGCTGGAATTGCGACGAATGCCAAAAAAGAAACAAGCTGAGCTTTTAAAACAATCACCGAAACATATCAAGATGGAGGTTTATAAATGGCTAAACACTGGAACACGCACCTACCAACGCCGGGGGTGAATCTAATCGTCAAGGTCAACGGCAAGAAATTGAGAGCAATACGCCCTGGTTATATAAGCGATAGACGCAACCACGACCAGGGATACCGCACCCACAAGGGCGAGGTTATCAATAATGTGGAGGGCTGGGTTTATGAATAAAAACATCTAGGAAGAGAACCCGCACAATTTGAGCTTTGCCAGGGATGGCCAGAGGCTTGGCGGGGTTGTTTAATTATAGCAACTTTTTATATGTCTTACTAAACCATTCTATTTTATTCATTTCAACGCTCCAGTAATTCTGGGTTTTCGTAGATGTTACCGATGACCTCTAGATCAACGTGAGCTAAATCCGCTAACCCGCTGCCACAAGCTGAGCCACGAACTCTATCGGACACGGCATGTAATGCATAGAACCATCCCATATAATCAGGTCTATCATCATATACAATCACACCGACATAATTTAAAAGCTCATCATTATAAAATGGGTACAGATTGGCTGTAAAAATATCACCTTCATAAATATCCACATCGTTTTTATCTTGCAGGCCAGTAAATTGACAGAGCTGCCACTTTAGCAACCTACTTGGCAAATGGTGAGGCACATCAATATCTATCGCATTACCGTTAGAGTACATATTGAAATCATACTCAAACCGTTTTCCTGTCCACGCTCTAAACTTTATTTCTCTATTCATTTTAAAAAATCCTCCAGTTTCTTCATCGTCACATATCTTGGCTGCTTAACTTCACCATGTACATACTTGTAAACAGTGTTGTAATGCAGCCCCGTCGCCGGCGCTACTTTACGTAAATTGTATGGTTTAAGCTTCTCGCGTATTTCGTCTAGCGTCATAATATTTCTACTCTTTTATGTAAATATGTTTACACGATATCAAAATGGCACTATATTTACAACACCAACAACAAAACGAGGTGATGAAATGAACCCAACTATTTTAATATTCGCGATGCGGCACGCGCTGCCGCGAACCAGTAGCGCGCCCACCATGGTGGTGCGTGAGATCAAAAAACAATGGCAGAACCTGAGCTATTCAGATCGGGTTCTGATAGAAAGCGAAATTAGAAACACTCGTTTAAGTGAAATCGGAGACGTAAAATCATGGGCAGACCTACTCAAGTGGATCGCCAGCACTGGCAACCAGATTGTATAGTGTTTTTTAAACGCCCGATTTATCGGGCAATGATCGCGGCAACTGTCGCTAATGAAATTATAGAGAGGATGATTAAAAATGCTGAAGATAAAAAAGCTCCACATTGATTCGATAGTACCTACGCTTGGCAGTGAAGGCGCTGCGGGTTTTGATTTGTATTATCTCGGTAATGAGGAGCGTATATTCCCCGGATTTATGAAGGTTATGAGTACAGGTATAGCGCTAGATATACCAAAAGGGAAGGTTGGTATTATAAAACCCCGTAGC